GTCGATTGGATGTACAGAAACAGGAGTGCATGGTTAGAAGGGTGTGAGCATCAGCTATACCAAGCAGAGTTCACATCGTTGGAGCTAAGAAAGTTTCCACAATGTATAAAGCTCCTCGCCAGCAGTGGCACCAAGTGTAACTATGATGCTACGATTGGAGATTATATAAACACACCGCTTTTTTCCACCTTGAGTCATTTGGTGGAAGAACAGGTAAGTCTTCAAGGTGGTTACACACAACAAGATTTTGTCGTAGACACACAATACCACCAACCTAGTTGGTGGACAAGTGTTTTCTTTCCCTTTCGCATAAGAACTATTGAAGTGAATTCGTCAGACATCTCTGAAGTTGATTCCGATGAGGAATTTAACGAAGAGTTGTATGATATTGATAAAACGCGTCGTAGAGCAGATTTTAGAAAGAAAAGAAAAACAGATCGACATGCTGGTGTGAGTAATAACCAGGCTCACACATTTTATGGTGCAAGGAAAAGGTTGAAGTTCAAAGAGGAGAGTGGTTTGTTAGGAATCACCACCCCAACCATTAACCAAGTGACACCTAAGGAGGCTGCTGCTATAATTGAAGAAATCGTGTTGGGAGTGTGGAATACTTCCAAATCACGTAAATGGTCAGTGCTAATACTGGAATTGTACCGTGTTGTTAAAGTCGCGTGTCCGGAATATAGTGTTGTAAACGTACTGGAAAAACAATTACAATGGTTTTCAACATTTTACGAAGATCTGTTGGACAAAACGTGGTTGGAAATCTCCAGTGAGGTCACTTCCGGGCTACGGAAATGGCAAAGTTTCAGCACAACCAAGGTGTGTCACTTTTTGTCTTGTATGGTTGGTTATGGGGTAATTGCTCTTTTTGATCCCATGAACCTAATATCTATAACCCAAAAAGAATTTGACACATTAATGTGGCGCTTCAAAAACTTCAAACATGATCCCACTAATTTTATAACATCAATGTGGGAACTGATAGACGATGCGCTAAGCGTTGTCCGTGTGTACAAAGAAACTGGCTCATGGGAAGCTGCTCTGGTCAGAGAATCCCCATACTTGCAGTTGCAAGAAAGGATTTCTCGAACAAAAGCTAGACATGTGCTTTTCAAGGCCGGTAATTTGTTTGAAGTCGAGAAGATGGACGAAGGAGAACATTTGGTGGAAGTGGACAGTGTAAAAACTGAAATTGTGAACATGATGTTGGTTATCGCACCTGCCCTAAGAAGGGGCATGGAGTTGGAGCTAAAAAACCTTAGTGTTATGTATCATGAAGTTTTAGAGTCCACTGGCGCTCAATTGACCAAGTTCAAACCATGGTGTGTGTTGATTTTGGGGAAGTCTCAGATTGGAAAAACGGTGTTTAACCAAAAACTAGTCCCATATGCATGTAGCGTTATGGGGGTGCCTAGTGAGCGCAAGTTCATGTACAGCATACCGGAAAACGTTAATTTTTGGGATGGTTTTAAGTCTTACAAAACTGGTTTAACATATGACGACATTGCCAATTTAAAAGCATTGGATATGTCTCCTGTAGCAAATACTTTGTTGCGGGTTGTGAACAATGAGCCTCTCAATGTTGAACAAGCAGAAATTGACCTCAAAGGACGCGTATGGTGTAATGCGAAGGTCTTGGGTTGTACTACAAATATCCCCAGCTTGAACCTTGATCGTATGATAGAGGAACATGTTGCGATATGGAACCGTTTTAGGTACCAGATAGAGATGGAAGTGAGGCCTGAGTTTAAGCATGATACTGAAGATAAATTGGACAGTACCAAAATGTCTCTTAGGCAAAAATCTGAGATTTTTCCAGACACCCACCTATACACTGTTTACAGGATAAGAGTGTGTAGCGTCACAAACGATATGAAACTCGAATTTGGGAAAGAGTCCCAGCCTTTCAAACCCGATAAATGGAAACGTGAGGTTGTGACCATGGATGGTGTTCGATTGGCCAGAATAAGGATATACGAATTATTACCGTTCTTAACTTCTGATATACAACAGCATTGTGCAGAACAAAATTCAGTTTTGACTAATGCTAAGTTATTGGATTCCAAGTTCGTGTGTGATCAATGTGTTATGCCCCTGGACTATTGCACATGCCAAAAGGTGTGCAAATGTGGAGCTTACAAAGTATTTGGTAGATATACTCCATTGTGTTGCTGTCATAAGGAACCACCTGTTCTTAATGGCATTGTACCAGATCCCTTGGTGTTCTCATTGGAGTGCAAAATTTGTAATGGAATTGACGACGGAATAGCCACATGTGTGTGCGACCGTTTACCACTCGATGAGTTTAAGACCAAATTAATGAGGTATGCTTTTTCTCCTGATGGTTTTCAAATTCAAACTCGTTCATCTAACATTGAATGCAAGGTTTGCGGCACTAGAGAGTGCGCAACCAATTTTGAAGTCTGTCGAGATTTGAATGATGCCGTGGATGAGTGGGTTAAACCGTGGACGATGCAGTGGCATATAAGGCAATTGGGAATGCGAAAGCCAGAAAGTGCATCAGTTCGTGAAACTTTCAGAGATGATGTCAATGCATATTTGCATAGCCGTTTGACGGTATTGGGGCGTGAGGTTAGAAGCCTGCAACAGATTGCTACGATGGAATCCAATCGTTTTATCATAGAGTTTCTTGAGTACTATTTTATCAAGATACAAACGTGGTTAACTTTTGCTAACGTTGTTTGGCCATTTGCCCTTGTCGACCCCAGTTCACCAAATTATCATGAAACCCTTATGAACACACGTGCGGGAACACGCACTTTGAAAATGTGCATGAGGACATTAAGGTGTGCTTCATTTGGGATTACATTGTTTCTCACTAGTTTTATTTACGGAGGACCCAGAATGGTTGCTCCCGTCGCATGTGGGTTAGCCATTTCCACGCAAATATATATGGCAAGAAGATGCTTACAACTGATACCTTTCGTTGTCCCGTTTTGTGGGATAGCAAATCGTAGCGTCTTCGGGCGTACCATTATGCTAGGTGTTTTTTCTCTAATCGTTGAAAACAGGGTTTCTAGTGTCATTGAAGACAAGTTCACTCTTGGATGCAAGTATGCATTATCCAATAATCTAATACCACGGTTTTATGCTTGGTGCGTTGACACACACAAGGTGGTGTTGGATATGTGGAACTATAGATCGAATAGAGTTTCAACCAAAATGGCAGAAATTGTGTCCGTGGCACGTGAGAAGATGATGGACGATCCATGGTTTCACGTTGTGGCAACACATGGACCAAGCCTTGTACAAAAAGCCACGGCAGCGAGAACCATTAGGTTGCTTGTTCACCATTGGCGAGATTTGGTTAGGGGATATGGAATGATTCCCAACGCAGGTTTTGAAGTTTCTTTGAATGAAGCCTTAGCCAAGGCACATAAGTATGCAGACGAGTCCTACATTATAGCTTATCAAAACAGCTTGGAGGACAGTTCTCTTGATAACGTGCAGAATGACCATTTGGTAGCCACAGTTCAGAGGCAGACGTACTGCATGACCACTGTTGGGAAAATGTTCTCACAATGCGTCGCGGTTGACACAAACGTGTTGTTGTTTCCTGCCCATAGTTTTGTACATGGGTTAGAGGTGGTCGTAGTTCGCAGGCGAATGAGTGTGGGCGTGAAAAATGCTACATTCTCTTTTGTCATGGATAACTCCAAAATCATACACGTTAAAGGTGATATCATGTTCTATAGTTGTGCTAGTGTTGGCACAGTAAAAAACCTAGTAAAACATTTTGCCCAGGAAAAACCCGCAAAAGGTGTATACTTTGATATATGCTCGCGTGTAGGAGATGGCAACATTGAAGACAACATTGGAACTTTCATATGTGATACGGGAATGACTGAGAGTAGTGGCATGTACAATGGCAAGTACATTGTTACAGCATGTTTTGACTACATGGCAAATTTCGGCAGACCTGGAATGAGTGGATCTCCCTTAGTATCAGTTGTGCAACCTAGTCGTATTGTCGGAATTCACATTGGTTCTTTCGAAGGAAATGGTAACCGTGCCCACAGTGCTGCATGGTTGCCCACTGATGGTTTTGTAGTGAGTTCAGTAATTCCAAACCATAGTATGTTTCCTTTGCCAAACTCCGGTAGAATACCACACCATAGGTATGGTGAGAAGGTTATAGTACATGGGATTTCAGAGAAATCTATTTTGTTTCGGATTGGCGAAGGGAACTTTGCATATCATGGACGTACAACGCATTTGTCTACCTACAATGACTTGGATGGAATTGTTCCAACCCAGATAGCTGA